CTCAGTTAGTTTTCCGTGAAGTATTCGTTGTGAAGCAGGTAGATTCACGGGAATTTTTGCGCATAATTCGCATATTTCTCCAGCCTTTGCTTTATTATTACATGGCTGTATCATAGCAACGGTTAAACTTGTGTTCCCTATAAAGGAAACTTTTGGAGATACAAGTCTTGCGATGCATTGATTCATTGTAGTGGGAGGATACCCAATCCTTTGTGAGGCGAGTATATCAATTTTACAGGGTCAATGTGCGTGCGCTAGGATCAGTTGTTTCAGGTGACCACTTAGGCATCCAATAGTCCCAAGGATCATTTACTTTATAGTTAAATGATTCGAATATTTGTCTATAATAATATGCTTCCGTTGTGTGGGGGGAAGGTGTATACCCATTGACGTTGTCGCGCCACCAATCTACTACGTCAACGCGCATCTTAATTTCCTCGAACCACGACCGTTCGGTAGAACTTACTCCATCAGAGAATGCTTCCTTCTTTCTCCAAAGGACTTCTTTCGGCAATAAGTTCGCATGTTCGCATATAGTTCGTAGGAACCATTTTTCGCATCTAACTCCAGGAATTGGGCGTCTAAGTTCGGTGGGCAGTGATAATGCTGCTGCTACAAAATGCTTATCAAGAAAGGGGGTTCGAGGTTCGAGTCCATGAGAACTTATACAGCGATCAGAACGTAATACATCATATAAATGTATTTCATGTAAAAGGCGCTCGCATTCGCGCTCATATGCCTCGTCGCTAGGTGCCTTATTTAGATACGCATACGACCCCCATAGTTCATCTGAGCCATCCCCATTAAATACAACTTTACAGTCGGTATTTTCTGCTATATATTTACCAACTAGCCAGTTTCCAACAGACGCGCGAACGGTTGTAATATCATATGATTCAATGTCCCTTATTACACTTGGGATAGCCTTAAACATTTCATCTGCTGTTTTTATTATTTCGGTGTGATCAGACCCGATATAATTCGCCACCATTCTAGCATATTCCAAATCAGAGCTCCCTTTCATTCCGATACTGAACGTTTTCAGGGGAGGTTTTCCGAGTGCATTTAATTCGCGCTGAAGGATTGCGCAAACAAGGGATGAATCTAATCCGCCACTAAGACATGCTGCGATAGGACGTTCTGTCATTAGGCGTTTTTTAACTGCAGAATAAAATGCGTTATAAATAAATTCATCAGGATTTGGGATAGCTAATTTCTGCGAAGGGATTGTATGATATACCTGTTTTGTTATTTCTAAACTGGAGTTAATTGTCCATACCTGTCCAGGAGGAAAGGAATATGTATGATCAACCATATTGGAAATTGCCTTTCGTTCACTTGCGAAGTAATAGGATCCTTCGGAATCAACCCCATAATACAAGGGACGAACCCCATATGGATCGCGCGCAACGATTGTTGTGCGAGTTTCTTTATCATAAACGACAAGGGCAAATACTCCATCAAATGAACGAGCAAAGGCGATTGCGTCACCATCGCAAAAATCCCACATGGGTCCAATAATTTCACAGTCAGATCCAGAAATAGATTTGCGATTTAGACGAGCGGACAGCGCATCCGAATTATATATTTCTCCATTGCACATCCATTCAATCGTTTCACATGAACTAAGAAAAGGCTGTTGACCTCCCTTATTAAGTCCATTAATAGCAAGGCGTGTAAAAATCCAGCAAGCGTTATAAAGTTGACATATAGAATAATCTTCTGGTCCCCGTGCCTGAAGGCTTTTTCCACCCTTTTCCCATAGTTCTTGCTTCTTTTCAGGCGGGCAATACGTGGCTATATGATGCACATATGCTAAAATTCCGCACATAGTCCTTTTATAAAGGTATAGAGTATGCTTTAGACCAACGGTTAACTAGGGTTAAACTTAGTGTAGTATATATTATATAGAATGAACGTCCTTATTAAAACAATCCTTTCAGGAATTCTTGCATACACAGTTCATTATGGGAGTGTAAAGGCATATAATACGATGTGTGTTCCAGATACTCCGTATGGATTTCTCCAAGGATTTGTTACTATGGGAAGTCCAATGTGTCAGCTTGGCCTTACTATAATGCGTGAAACGCAGACATCATATAGCTCATTTTTACTAATGGGGGCATCACGGTTGTTGGTTGATGCTGTTGTTCCCGGGACAACTGCAATTGTTGAAGAAGGAGCTAAACAGCTATAAGCGATTATAATAGTAGTATAGATGAATGTTATTGCATCCGCAGAGGGTTCTTTATATGAACTGGTCTGCAGAGGCAAAAAGGACGCATATTTTTTTGGAGATTCCCCCAAAAGTAAATATATCTTTGATAATACGTATGGGTCAGAGTTACAAACAATGTTTGAGCGGCGTATAAAGCAGCCAAAGACAGGAGTAGATTTCGGTAGGACGATTGAATTTGATGTTGAGGCGGTGGGAGATGTTATCCAATCGTTTTCCTTTTTAATTAATCTACCCTCATGGTTTCCAACGCCAATCGAACAAAAATTTGGGACATCGGTAATACAAGACCTTTCAGGTGTATCATATGGGTATGTGAATGGAATTTCGTATTTTTTATTTGAGAGTATTCAGTTATATCAAGATTCTATTTTACTCCAGCAATTTAGCGGCGATTCATTGTGGGCGACGTCTTCCACACAAGGGATATATGCTGAACGACATGTGGTTGGTATATTGTCTGGCGGACACGATGGTTCTTCTGCATCTATTGGTAAAAATGCGATGCCTGGACAGCTCCGTTTATATCTACCATTTGCTGGATGTCAACCAGGAGGGCTAGGATTTCCTATACGAGCAATGATGTCGCATACGTTTACAATAAAATGTAAGTTACGTAGGCTCGAGCATTTGGTAGAGGCATCGGATCAGAGAAATTTTTCGAGTTTAACGGGATATCCTTGGAATAGAAGTGATTTTAAGTGTATAACTGATGCTCTAGGAACACATACCCAATTTACAACATTAAAACATACTGATATGAAGCCATTATCAATCCAACTTGAAACGGTTCAGACCTATGTTACAAAAGAAATGCAGACGCTTATGATGACGCAGCCATTGGAAATACCCTTTTATCAAACGTATGAAACTGTGACTACCTTACTACCAAATGATTATAAGAGTTCAGGAGTGAAGAATATAAGATTTGACGGGTGTCATCCTACCCCACGAATTCTATGGATAATAAGGAGCGAAAGTGATATGCAGGCAAATCTATTATGGAAATTATCCCCGAACAAGGGGGGTCCTTATTATAATACAGCAAGTCTGGTGATTGCAGGAAAAACACGTGAATCTGAATTTGATGGTAGTGTATGGAGAGATATTGTTAATTTTTGTAAGGAGGATGTTGATACATTCAGAGAGGTAAATACAATGAATTGGGGCCTTGGGTATTATGAAAAGAATAGAGATAAACGCATTGACGGGACAATAAATATGACAACGGCAGATCGTCCTACATTGTCTTTAAATCTAACATTACCAACGGGGAATCAGCTTCCACCGACGGGTGCTCCATTACTCCAAGATTCTTATAAGGCTGAACTAAGAATAATTACAGAAGGATGGACATCGTTGAAAACGAGCGGAAATGGCAGAGTAGAATTATTGTCATTTAATTAGAAGTCGTCGTTATGGCCGACGCATCAGCCAATACAAGAAAAATACAAGCACAAACTTTATATAGTTTTTCAAAACAACGTCAATATAACTTAAATCAATCAACTATGGGATTAAAAGCTGCTATTTTAATGAACGGTGGTGGAGGGACATCGTCAGAGGTTATTGCGGAAAAAAATGCAGGTGCTGGACTTACACCGTATATAAATCCAATATCTCCTTTTGAAACGTTAAAGGCAATTAATATAGGTATTAATACATTTACAATACAATGGACTGGTGCGGATAATGCTGATTTTTTTTCATATTCAATGCCTGCTAGCATTGATAATGGGCGTATATCGCAAACAGCAACATTTTCAGGTCTTTCTCCAAATACGCGATATAGTGTATTTGTTATGGCGGATGAATCTGAAACAAGTATATTGGAAGGAGGAGCACGGCGGTCAAGTGTGCTTGAAGTATTAACGGGTCCAAATCCTCCAATTAATTTTTTCTTAATTTCAAAGGGACAGACGTTTATTTCTTGTAGTTGGACAAGTCCTGATATGAGTAGTATATTTACGTATTCTTATACTATCACTGGAAACGATGATTCACAGCAATCAGGAATTACATCGTCTACAACCCTTACAATTAATAATTTAAATCCAGGAATAACATATAATATATCTATCTTTACAATTAATATTACAGGAACAACGTCGGCCCCTGCATTTCTACCCTCTGGGAATATTACAACATTACCTGGAATATTATATTCATATATTACAGCATTAAGCCCAAGTAGTTTTACGGTAGCATGGAATGGCTTGGCAAAAACGAATTCCTATTATATAGAGTATCCTAGAATTCAGCCAAAAACATTTACTAATTTTATACCATCGTCAAGTTATGCTATAGGAGATAAGGTTACTTTTAATAACATTAGATATACATGTACTACTGCATATATTCCTATAATTATTGGAACATTTGTAACGCCTTACGCGAATCCAGCGCTTGACAGTATAAATTATAACAGAGATAATTTTGGAAGTCCAATGAAATCTCTATATCAATTTCCTAAAAGTTATTTAGATGCTGCGAATCAATTTTCCTTTAATACGAATGTAGATTCTACTGGAAATAATGCGATTATATTTGTTACACCAACATCCCCTTTACAGGTTGGTAATTATATTATAGGGCCTTATATAAATGGATATAGTCAAATTACAGGCATAGATGTGAATATTCCATATATTCAAGGTGGATCGCTAACCTTTATTTCAAATGGAAATAATATTGTAATATCAACAATATTGAATTTTAATAGTGGATTTGATACTACAGGTGTACAATATAGTTATACTATATTTGCATCGAATAGTCCTGCACCAACATTTAGTTTAACTTATTTTACACCAACTGACGTAATAAATGAAATAACATATTCAACAATCAATATAGGAGTTGATACATCGTATTTAATAAGTCAAATTAGTTCATGCACATTATATGATTTTAAAGTATATGCATGTAATTCCGCATGGGATAGCACACCTTCTAGCATGATTAGTTCTTTATTGACTCCTCCTTCAGGTCCGTTAATTTCTCCACAAATATCAACGCAAACATTCACAGGATTTGTAGGCCATTGGCCATTAGAAGGTATAATAACAAGCACCTATCCATCAAGTATTTGTGTATTATATGATGCAAACTCAAATATGCTCCAATCAAATTTGTCATTACAGAGTAATTTTTCAAATTATTTTTCAACAACAGTTAGTTTTTCAGGGTTAAATATTAACTCTGTTAATTTATCGATAACTACATTTAATACATCAGGTATAACATCGAGTAGTTATATTATACCTTTATTGACTACATATTCCAGTATAGGAGTAACCACCTTCAATTCAAATGCGAGTCCATATATTCAAATAAGTAGTATAGTTACGGCTGGTTTTATATATTCAAATACGTTTGAATTATATTCACATGGCTCATTTTGTAATGGTAGCGGATTTATTCAAGGAACATCGTATAAATCAGCTACTCCAATCCAAATTATTAACACATTAAGCACCCTTACCCCAACATCACCTCCTAATATATTGAGCAACGTTCTTTTAGAATATTCAACTATAAATATAACAAGTAATACAATATATAAAGTAGAAAGTAAATTATATTACGCTCCTTCTACGTATTTTGAGCTCGATTACTATCTTTTAACCATCGAAAGTGGATCTAATTTATTTAGTAATATTGTATTAACTAGCAATACATCAAATTCTTTTCGTTTATCATGGGATTACAAATTTTCAACTATAACAAGTTTTTATAGTATAAATAGTAACACAAATATTTTCGGTCAAATCTATACATATAATGCAACTGGATCAAATTTAGGAAATACAGTGCAAACATTTACTATAAACCCTAGTATTTTAGAGTATCAAACTTCGATAGGTATATATATCCCATCGATACTACCAAATAGCCAAGGCTTTACATCGCATATACTCATGGCTCCGAGCCCAGCATATGCTATAAACTATTCTGGTCTTTCAGAAAATAGCGTAACCTTATCATGGTCGAATAATTCTATTGGGTTATTTGCCCCATTATCTACATTTGTATCATATACTGGATTAACATGTAATCTTCCTAATAATGCGACAACATATACAATAAGCGGACTTACATTAAATACATTATACACCTTTTCAATTGTATCGTGTAATACACAGGGAACGGCTCCCCCAGGAAGTGTAGGAAGTCCATGTGGGGGAGGATCAAGTGTAGGAACTATAACGTTAGGCACAGCTCCTGTAAATGTCCTTGCGAGTATAGTTCCATCAAATGTAACAAGCACTTTTTTTACCTTTAATTTTCCATTTATAGCGAATACATTTTTTTCTTATACATTATCGAATATAGATCAACCTAATTTTTTAACGGCAAGTAATATTCAAGGACCTGTATCATGTAATATAACATCGTTAAGTCCAAATACAACATATTGGTATTATATTACACAATATACTGCTTTTTGGAGTAATACAATAAGTAACACTGTAACAACCGCACCTCCTCCTGTAATTGCGACGTATATAACTACGATAAGTACTATACAAATATCATGGCCAACAGTCCCGAGTTTTACATATCATATATCTACAATTGCTGGGTTTTCAACACTATATGTTCCAAACGCGACTTCTCCATATTTACTAACAAATTTATCAACAGCTAATGCTTTAACACTAACGGTAGGTCAATCAAATGCTGGAGGAATTCAATATAATGTTCCGTCCACAATATGGACAAACCCTGTAGGGACTTCAACTATTACATGGCTAGCAGTATCTATATCATCGATTACTGTTACATGGCCTCAAGAAACTACAAATAATGGTGTTTCATATAGATGTATATTAAGGAGTAATTTTGGGCCACTTATTGAAAGTGTAAATGTAACAAACACGAGTAGAATTTATAGCAATACTATAAGTTTACGCCCTATTGGATTCTTAGCTCAGTGTAATTTTTTTAATTATTTTCAATTATATATATCAACAGTAACTCCTACAACATCCGTAACAAGTCCGCCATTTACGCTTGCAACACAGCCTTCTTATGCAAGTTTAACAACATATATATCAACTATACCAGGGAGTGGATTTAGCATTGGAGGATCAAATATTTATTCATGTGGTACTACAATGATATGTGGTATGAATTATTATTCATATGGGTATGCTACAGGATTTAGTAATGTAAACTACCAGTCAAACCCTGTGACAAGTCTGGGATATATAAGTGATTCTAATTTTATAGGGAATCCATTTGGAACTGAATTATTTGCTACAAATGCTTCTTATGCGACACCTTCTAATTTATTACAAAATTCTATATATCGAATTGATCATCAGTTACAGAATTATTTAACAACTATAAATCTTCCTGCACTATCAACGGTGGTTGAACGTGTATATCTTTTGACTCCTCAGCTAAATCCATTTCGAAATTTTTCATTAAGTAATGTAACAATTAGTTCTGTAAATATATTTCATAGTTGGCTGGGACCAACATGTAATGTAAATTTTTCAGATTCTAGGGCAGACCTTATTTCATATGGAGGATCATTTACTCCAATTATTACCACAGTAGTATCTTCTAGTAATAATACATCAAATTATACATTAAATCTGCAACATACAATTAATATTACGGGTTCATATAGAGGAAATGCTAGATTATTGGTAGTGTTAAGGGAAAATCTCTATACATATCAATCAAACGTTGGAGTAGATAACACTTTATTTTCTATGGCGAATTGTAATTTACATGTATTAACAGCACCAGATCCTTCTTCAAATATATCATATTCGAGCGTGTTATCGAATGGATTTACACTAAGTTTTTCTAATATAACTGCCGTATTTGGAATAAAAAATCTGAGCTATTATGCTAGTAATGTAGGGGGAAATATATACGGGCCAGTTAGTTCAATTGGTGTGATAAATGCGTCTATTCCTGTTACAGGGTTAACTGCTAATACTTTATATACAATGAAAATTCTAGCATGTAATGTCCAAACAACGTCGCTTCCAGGAACTAGTATAGATCCAGCTGGTGGCGGAATAACAGAATCATCTAATATCAGTATATTAACTGCCCCTGCTTCCGCGTCTAATATAAGCGTGTCAAGTAACACCGCAACATCTATCACTTTATCTTGGTTAAATTCTTCACTAGGGGGTGCATATCCACTATCAACACTTATAGTATATAATAGCTTAACATGTAATGCCCCGCCGAATTCTACAAGTTATACTGTTGGGTCACTGGTAGGAAATACATCGTATACATTTTCTATTATATCATGTAATATCCAAGCGACGCTAGGAGGTGGTTGTAATCAATCATCTAATTTTACAGCAACTACGCGTGCTACACCATTAACAGGAATTACATATATTCCATCGTTGACTAGTATAACTGCAAATTGGTCTACAATCGCGGGCGTGTCATATATAATTTCTACAACGACTTCTGAAAATATAAGTGTATATGCTACAAATATAAGCCCCCCATATACAATAACAAGTTTACCACAAGGAAATTCTATATCATTAAGTATTGGTATAGTAAATAGTGGAGGAATATCTTATTCTATACCATCTACACTTTGGACAACCGTTTCGCCGGTGCCTCAGCTTACATATAATGCTGTTAATTTATCGAGTTTTACTATTACATGGCCACCTGCATCGGCAAATAATGCTATAACATACAGAGTGAATTTATATAATAATAACGGAGTTTTAATAGAAAATTCGCCTAGTATTGCAAACACTAGTATAGTATATACTCCAGTAACAAATTTATATCCAGCAAGTGGATATAATACATATAGTAATATATATAATGTGTATATTAGTACAATCACGCCAGCAAATGTAGTTACTACGTCGGCATTTCAAGTATACACACAGCTAGAAATATTAACAATTTCTCCTTATTCGATATTTACACCTCCTTTTGTTCAACTTAATGCGAGCAATGTTGCTATTGCTGGATTGGTTCGACGGGTAAATGTATGGATGAACGACTATGGATATTCAACATCAATAATAAACTCAAATTATCAACAACTACCTGTAAATGATAATGCAAATCCAGTATATACTTTATTTTATACGAGCAACGTTCTGTTTTCAAATGTACTATTGAGTCCGTCATTTTCTCAAAATTTTAATAAGGTAGTTCGTTTACGCTTTCAATTTTTTAATTTAAATGTTGATACTCAAATAAATGTATTTGGTTCCCCTTCATTGCTTGGCACAGACGCAAGTGTATATAGAAATATATTCTTATTAACACCGCAATTTAATCCTTTCCAGAATGTAGTATTAAGTAATATAACAACAAGTAATGTATCGCTAAGGTATAGCTGGTATGGTGCTACTTCAAATGTAAGTTTTTCTTCAACCACTGTCACCAGTTCTGATGTAAATCAGACGCCTTCAATTCTAAATACAATCTCAAGTTTTACAAATAATACGTCAAACTATCAAGGAAATGGGAGTAGTGAAATTACAGTATCGGGCACATCATTGGGAAATACGGTGCTTACTGTAACTTTAGTTGAAAATACATTAGCATATCAAACAAGTATTGGGGTAAGCACGAGTTTTTCTTCTCCAGCCTCATGTAATATATTTATACTAACAGGTCCGCCTCCGCGCATTAATATCGATTTTGCTTCAACTGCTATGTTATCAAATTCTATTGTGTTGAGATATGAGGCTGCAACTAGAGGTGAGCTTTTTTCTAGGACCGATTATATACTAGGAGTTATAGGATTTAGCGATAGCGTTTCAGGAGGGAATGTATATAATTCAAATGTATGGCCCCAAAGTGCGAGCACGCCAGTCGCTTTATCTCCAATAAATGTCGGCGCAAGTGGTTTAATAGCAAATAGAGTATATACATTTGGAGTAGTTTCATGTAATACTCAACTAACGCCTATCCCAGGAACGTTAGCAAATCCATGTGGGGGCGGAATGTCTTCGTCTTCAAATTTATATATACTCACAGCACCAGAAGCTTCTTCAAATTTATCATTTACAGCGACATCAACAAGTATAACATTAACATGTGCAAATGCTTCATTCGGACGTTGGCCACAATTAAGTAATTATGTTTTTTATAGAGATAATACAACATTTATAACAACAGAGGTGTTTACTGGATTCTCTGTAACATCCTTATTTATAGACGGGTTAACTCCCGCAACATCATATACTATGTGGACTATCGCTGCAAATATTAGGACAACCGCTGCTCCAGGTTCATTTGGAAATCCATGCGGGGGAGGTTCTGCAAGGTCAAGTGATATTACTGTAACAACTCTACCCTAAGAAGTATTCTGAATTAAAGACTTCATCCCTGTAATATAGAAATGGAGCCTCCCACGTATGGGTTTAATCGTCCATCGGGAGATATTGTAACTCTTTTAGAGTTAACTCCTCGTGATTTTCAGGACAATCATTATTTTCCATTGTCTTCTGAAAAGACGTGGTGGGTATCTGACTCCGACAAGCTAACTCACCCATTTTCGATGAGTCTTCAGCAAACCCCCTTTCGTGGACCGGCGTCCTTTGGTCAGCGATTTTCATTTGATGTTAAATCAAATGGTATTGGAGATATATTAAATAAGGTATTTATTCAAATTGATTTAAGGCATTGGTTGGATGATACAACGGTTCTTCGTCTACAAAGTGGTCAATATACATTTTCCCCTCTTGAATGGTCTTATGTAAAGCAGCTTGGTTCTGTGATACTTCAACAGGCGGAGCTTGAAATTGACGGTCAAACAATTGAAAGTATCGATGGAGATTTTATCAATATATATACACACCTCTTTCAGGATTTAAACAATCAATATTCTATTTTAATGGACGGGCTTGGTCTTTTTACAGAGGATGTTTCCACATCTCCTTACCCAACTCAACATGGAACCTTATGTATACCGATTCCCTTCTTTTTTCAGCGAAGTATTGAGGAGGCTCTTCCGCTTCTTGCGATTAAAGAGGGACGAATTAAAATTCATATTACTCTAAGACCCTTTTCTGATTGTGTTAGACGTATAGGTGTAAAAATAGACGAATCGGATCCTACGCCGCTTGGGGGAACATTTTCTATCAATGATACCCTTTCAGGCACGACTCTTACGGTTAAAGCGATCCAGACAGCTCCTGAATTTAAGAATATTCAACTCTTAACATATTGTGCTCATACGGATGGAAGTATTCGGCAATCTATACTGCGCAATCCATTTGAAACAATGATACGAACGGTTCAGACATTTAGATTTTCAGAACCATTGAAGTATACTACGACATTTTCATCCAAGGATACAATTCAGGTTCAGCTTCCCTTAGAGGTAAATCATCCAATGGAGGAGATTATATGGTTTCTTCGCCGAAAGGCATCTACAAAGCAGAATGATTGGATAAACTATTCAGCAGTTACAGCGTTAGAACATCATGAAACATTTAATCCTAGACGTCCCCTTCTTGAACAGGCATCTATATATATAAATTCGACTGAGCTTATTTCAGCTGAAGAGCAGTGGTATAGAAAGCATATATGTCTGGCTCATCCCGGTGGAATAAGTTCATTTAATGAATATATATATGGGTATAGTTTTTCAAAACGTCCAGGAGTTCATCAGCCATCTGGAACGGCAAATGCCTCCCGTTTACAATCGGTTCGTTTGGTATTAACGGTTCGACCCCCGGGCGGAGCTGATATACAAGATTGGGAGGTTGTAGTCTATGTCATACGTTTAGAGTGGCTTCGATTTGAGAATGGAATGTGCAATCGTATTTACATGGATTAACTGGCTTAGAGTTTTTCACACAAAGAACACAGATGGCGGCGGCAGG